ATTAAAGAGGTTATAGGATTATGAGTGGATGGATTAAACTACATAGAAAAATTAATGATAATCCTATACTTAAGAAGGGTAAAACATATTCTAATTTTGAGGCTTTTATTTGGCTGTTATTAAGAGCTAATTATGATAATGCTAAGGTTATTATAGGTAGTGAAATATATAAACTAAAACAGGGACAAATGATTACATCCAAAAAGAAACTTATGATGATATTTAATTGGGGTAATAGCAGGTTAAATACATTTTTAAACTTGTTAGAGAAGGACAAGATGATTGATGTCAAATCAAATACCAAACTAACTATGATAACTATTAGTAACTACTTGGATTATCAGGATTCCAAATCTGAAACAAATATCAAACAAATATCAAACAAATATCAACCAAATACAAATAAGAAGAATATAAAGAAGAATAAAAGAATATATAAAGAAGAGGATTTTATTAAACAAGTTAAGAAAATCTCAAACAAACAATATTCTAATATAATGATAGATGATTTTTGTAATTATTGGACAGAAAAAAATATGACATCAGGAAAGATGAGATTTAAATTGGAAAAAACTTTTGATATTTCCAGGAGATTAGCAAGGTGGAAAAAGAATTGTAAGGATGATGTGGTAGAGGTTAAGGAAGAAATAGTAGAGAAAAGATACCAGGAACAGATGCAAAGAATGAAAGAAGCGGATAATGATGCTTGTAGTGATTATGAAAGAAATGAAATATTAAAATCATTTAAAAGGGGATAATGTGAAAATAAATATAAAAAAAACAGAAATTAATGTTTTAAAACAAGCATTGAGGGATTGTGCTACTTTATATGAGGAGGATTGTTGGTTAGGTTATAATCATGATGCTTTTCAATATATGTTTACTGATGGTAAAAGAAGGGAATGTCCATTAGAAATAAAATTTTGGGATTACAAAAAATCATATAAAATATCACAACTAAAAAAACTGGCTATGATAGAGTATAGAATAGTAGAAGAACAGTATAATAGGGGGTGGTTAAAGAAAATAGAAGGAAATTTAAGTTGTTGGTGGAGATGGACAGTTACTGATAAAAATTGGAAGAAAACAAGATTTGGAAAAAAAGGAATCAATCATAGAAAAAAAAAGATTAATGTTAAAAAAAAGAGGATAATGATATGATGATAGACTGGATAAAACTAATAACATATGTAATAATATTTTTTAGTACAATATATCTATGGTTTTTGATTATAAGTAAACTGGTTGGTTCTTAATATGAAGAAAAAAACAATAGATGACAGGATTCTTGATTATATGAAACAGGGAAATAAGATAAGTCAATGGGATGCTTATGAGTTATTTAACTATACCAGGTTGTCAGCTACTATATTTAATCTTAAAGCTGATGGTCATAATATCAAGGATGAATGGGGAAAAAGCAATGGAAAGAAATTTAAGAGATATTGGTTGGTATTGGATGATGATGGCGAACAGATGGGATTAGGTTTAAATGTAACTAAAAAATTTAGGTTCCCTGATTAATGATTTGTAAAGAATGTAATAAAGAAATATCTAAAGAAAACAAAATCAGAAGATTAGGGTATTTAAGCTCTATATGTAGATTATGTTCAAACTATAAAAATAAGTTAATACAAAGAAAAAAAGCAAAATTATTAAAAGAAAGTAGGAGATGGTAATGTCAGATGTATTAGAAATATTTGGAAAAAAGATACAGTCAGGGAATCAGATTATAAGAAACCATTGGGCTGTAAATGCTAGAAATAAGCAAGAATGGTGTGTATTGGTCCGCAACCAAATGAGGTTAAAAAAGGTAGTAAAAGCAAAGGAAAATGATAAATATACACTAATGATAATATCTTACCGAAAAAGGCTGTTAGATAAGGATAATCTATATACAGGATGTAAATCGCTCCTGGATGCATGTGTTATAGAAGATTTAATATGGGATGATAATCCTGATTGTATAAATTTGAAGGTCCAGCAGTACAAATCCACAGAAGAACACACCATGATTATTAGAAAATGAATGTATTAAGTTTATTTAATGGAATGAGTACGGGACATACTGCTTTAAATAATATAGGTATTAAGGTTGATAAATATTATTCATCAGAAATTAAAACATTTGCAATAAAAATAACTCAACATCATTATCCTAATACAATTCAGTTGGGAGATATAAATAATTGGAAAGATTGGGATATAGATTGGAATTCAATAGATATGGTTTTAAGTGGCAGTCCTTGCCAAGATTTATCGCAAGCTGGTAAAATAAGCTATAAACATCAAAAAGGACTAAAAGGAAAAAGAAGCAGTTTGTTTTTTTTATTTGTAGATATATTAAATTATATAAAAAAGATAAATCCTGATGTATTATTTTTACAAGAAAATGTAGGTTCAGCACCTAAAAAAGATGTGGGAATTATGTCAAGAGAGTTAGGCGTATATCCCGTTAGAATAAATAGTAAATTGGTTACTGCACAGCTTAGAGATAGGTATTATTGGAGTAATATTAAAACCTATAATGATGGTTTATTTGATGACATAAAAACAGATATTCCTCAACCTAAAGATAGAAAAATAATATTAAAAAACATACTAACAAGCGGAAAAGTTGATAGAGAAAAACATATTTGTTTATTAGAGGGGTATATAAGAAAAAACATTTTTAACACTGACAATGAAAACTGGGAAAAATATATAAAAAATAGACCTAATGGAATGGCTACAATAATACAAGAAAAAGATAAAATAAGATTAGTAAATAAGGTTGAGATGTGCAGATTACAAGGTTTCCCTGATGATTGGTGTGATATACTGTCATATAAAGAAGCTGGTAGTGTATTAGGAGATGGCTGGACCCTTCCAATAATAGAGCATATATTTAGCTTTATTAAAAAAAAATGATAAAGTATTAGGTTGTTACTTAAAAGAGTTTTAAGTTATAGTGTTGTAGGGAAACATAAGGAGAATAAAATGAAAAACACTAAAATAATAAACGCAGAGCTAGGTTTAATTAAAACAAGCAATAAAAATACAATAAAAATATCTATTGTATTGGAAGTTAATTTAGGGCTTGATAGAGATATTTTTAAATTTGAAGTTGAAACAGCGGGCAGTAATTGTAATGTTCAATTAGTATCGCAATGGCACTCAATAAATGAATTGCAAACTTATATGAATTTAATGAATGGAGAACTACCGCTTTTTAATGGAGAAATTGCAATAAATGAATTTGCAGATAAAATAAGAGCAGCCTATAAAGTTTTTGAGTTGAAACCAAAATACAGGGCAAAAGCACCGGCAAAAAAAACACCTGCAAAAAGAGATTATGAGAAAATTAGGAAATAATAATTAAAATAAGGATAACATTAAAGGGACTTAATTGTCCCTTTTTTGTTTATATTAAGAATCATGAGATTAACTGAATATATACACTTTATAAATAGAATGGATATTGGCATATAAGAAAATACTGGATATAATGATTATAATCACATAACGCTATCATTTAGGGACAAAAGACAAAGATACATATTCCAGTGTAGGCTAAGAGGAAAAAACCCCATAAAATAACACTTAATGTTTTTAAAATAGATTTAATCGTTTATATTACATTATCTATTTATGAGTAAAAATACACAAAATACACAAAAACTATCTAAAAAGGACATATTCCTTATTGCCCTGGAAAACAGCCTGGGACACATATCAAAAGCTTGTAATAAGGCAGGAATAGCGAGGAAAACATATTATAACTGGATTGATAAGGATTCCAAGTTTAAGGAAAACTGTGATTCAGTTAATGAAGGATTAATAGATTTAGCTGAAAGTAAACTACTGGAAAACATCAAGAATAATGATAATACCAGTATTATATTCTTTTTAAAGACTAAAGGTAAGAAGCGTGGATATGATGAAAGGCAAACAATAGAAATTAAAAAACCATTTGAGGAAATAGGATTTGAGGACCTCTAAAATAGATTTAAAAGAAAAGTATTATTTCCCGCATCAATGGGATTTCCTGGTAAATAAACCTAAAGCCAGGATTAAGGCATTGGTTGGAGGATTTGGTTCAGGTAAAACACACTGTCTATTGGTTAATACATTTCTATGTATGGTAAATAAGAAGAATCCCAGGACAAATA